AAATCAGTTTGATTTAATGCAAGGTATTTATTATATCCACTAGCATCAGTGCCTATTCCGTTGTACCAAACAGCCCACCTAACAGAATAATCTATGCCTTTTACTATTATTAACTCAGGCGCAACGCCTAAATTGTGATTGATATTTTGTGGACTACCTAAGCCTGCATAAGTCACCACATCCATAAAGCCAGGTGCCCTTCTGAATTCATAACCTATAACGCTGGTATTATCTAAAGCGGTTGTCGTATAAATACCGTCCATGTGATCAAATTCGTTGTTATACGCATGGGAGCTTTGTGCTCTGGGGTCGTTTGTATTAAGATAATTATTTCCCCCGCGTAATCTATCTCTTACATACCAATCGCCCGTTCCATTTATATTATTTTTTGCAAAATGAAAGTCCACTGGGTAGGTAGTTGCAAACACCTTTCCCCCAGCACTAGCGTTCAAGCCCATTACGGGAGTAAACAAATCAGTAGCCGCAAACTCCGATGCTGGCTTGTGGGGTCTGCGGATAGCCATGTAAATGTATTGTGTGCTGCTTTTGTTAACAAAGTCGGCAGAGTTGGTTATGTTGAATCCTGTCGCTGTTAAATCCAACCAATCAGCGTTGTCAAATTCTTGATCACCTGTATGGGCTTGAAGATAGGCGTCATTACCGCCGGTACGAATACCTCGCATCGTATCGAATATGCCCCACGAATCGCTTGATCCTATACTTTTTATTAAAATAAACTGAGGCTCGAACCCAAGGTCGATAGTCGGGCCTGTAGAGCTTCCGTTGCCCGTGTAAGTACCAACCTTAATAGCGGCTTCGTCAGAATCTTCGCCAAATCTTTGGTCATCGTTAGCAAATAGATAAGCTACATAAGTTTGTCCGCTAGAGTTCCCTAAACCTTCGTTTCCTACGGAAAATGTGGTTGTTGTAGGCTCTGCAGAAAAATAGTTGTTGTAGTTTGCTAAACCTCCTCCACTAGCCGCTCCGCTCGTATCTAAAGCAAGGCGATAATACTGAGTGCTAGTAAAGCCCGCGCCTACCATCCATCCCGCAGACATACCCGTTGCCTTGATAATGATTAATCCCGGCTTACTATCAAGATTGTGGGATATTGCGCGATTAGAACTACCATCTCCCGTGTAGGTTAAAACATCAAAAAACCCTGCTTGCTTGCGGAATGTCCAGCCAACATAGCCGCCATTGCCGTTGAAATTTACCGTCCCATAAGTAGCGTCTGCACCAAGAGCGTAACCATTATTGTTGAAGGCAGTAAGCGTATCCGTGCGAGTAGATTCTGCACCATTGCCGTTTGATATAATTTGCTTGCCAGCCCCGCGCACTGTGTCATACCAAACGTGGTTATTAATTTGCTCTCTGGTTTTGATCCAGACAAAGCCTCCTTCTCCAGAAAGATCAACACCGTTGGTTATGTTTCGGGCAGAGCCGTTCCCATCCCACACATCTGTCGAAAAAACATCGTCAACATATACCGGATCGTCTTTCGCACCAGCGCCCGCGAGTACTCTCAGTGCAGAATTACTCATTAGCCAAAGGCCTGTCCGGCAGTAAAGCCGTAGTAGGTTGTGCCGCCGTCAATAGTGAGGAATACAAACACATCGACACCATTGTTTGTCGCGGTAATCGTAGGTGCTGTAGCCGCCGCCCAATCGACACTGCTAGGCCAAGTAATTGTTCTTGCTGAGCTATCTTGAATGATCTTCAAAACAAACGCAGATGCCCTACCAGACGCGGCAGGATTGCTGAAGGTATAGGTCACATTTTCAGTCAGGTCATGCTCAAACACATTGCCATCTTGCAAGTTAATGGTCGCAGCATTAGAGCTAGAGGTTACGGTTGTTACCTCATCTATAGTGCCGTTATCGAAACTAACAACACCATTGGCATCAGATGTAACAATCCCTGACGCCTGAGTCAGCCCCAGCGTGTCTGGCAACTTGACTGTATAGGTTGCTGATGCACTATGCGCTGGCCCTTGGACAGTAACGCCGTGTGAGTTGTTTTCACAATTGAAGCGTATCGTGCCAGAGTTGGTGTTGCCGTATAACTCGGTGAACCCTGTGCCATTCGGAAACAACTGGATGTTCCCATTGGTGTCCGTAGACTTAATAGCATTAGCGTCGATCTGAATGTTGTCTACATCTAAACTTCCAAGTGTGCCAACAGAGGTAATTTGTGTTTGTGCCGCATCAACATTCAAAGTATTAGTGCTGAGAGTAATACCCGTCCCTGCCACCAAAGCAGTCTTAGATATATCAATAGCCGCACTAGAGTTAATATCAGCGTTGACTATGACGCCAGAGCCAATAGCTGCTACACCAGTATCTGCAATCGTAATGTCGCCAGATACAACATTGTCGATCCACTTTGATGTATCAGCATCGTAAAAAAGAAGAGCCGCATCAGCAGGAGACGTGACGTTGGTGTCTGCGAGACCGGCGAGGGTAGCGCCACCTAAGCCTGTCTGTGAGTCTACATAAGCCTTTACAGACTGCTGACTAGGGATGGCCGTAGCAGAGTTACTGCTCATGTCATCTTCATCTACAAATGACTTGCCATCTAAGATGTTGAGTTCTGTAGCGTTAGACGTAACGCCATCAAGAATATTTAGTTCTGCCGCTGTAGAAGTAACTGCTACCCCGCCCAAGCTAAAGGTGCTAGACGCAGACAACGTAGTAAACGAGCCGGCTGCAGGGGTTGCACCACCGATTACTGCTGCATCAATAGTGCCGCCATTAATATCAAGTGTTGTAACAGAGCCAAGATCTGATATAGTAGCCCCGTTAAAATTAACAGTCCCAGTAGCGGTAAGGTTTGCAAATGTAGCTGTGCCAGTAAATGTGGGGCCGGCTGTATCAGACTTTGTAGCAATTGCAGTCGATATAGCATCAAATTCTGTTTCAAACTCTGAGCCACGAACAACCTTATTGGTGTCTCCACCGGGAAGCGTATCCTTAGCGGCAAAGTCTGTCGTCTTTGTATAATTAGCCATTGGTTATTCCTAGCAAGAGAAAAGGAAAGGGGGCCATTGCGACCCCCCGTAGTTCTATTAGGCAGAAGGTACTGCCAGAACAAAACCAGCTTCAGGACGGTACACCTGAACACCGTAAAGGGTGTCGGCAGTGTACAGAGTAGACAGGTACTCTTGCTTGTACTGAGTCTGGGAACGGACAGCCAGTTGCTCAGCCATCACGACAGCTTCGCTGTGGAACAGCAGGGCTGCACGAGTGTCAACGCTAGATGCAGTGTTGTCAGCGGCGGCTTCGATAGTTCGGCAGTTAGCAGAAACGTAAACGTCTACGCCATACAGGTTGCCGATTAAGCCGTTGTTGACAGTGCCACCGGATACAAAGTCAGAAGACACGTATCGGTCGATACCCATGATTGCTTTGCGCGTAGCAGGCGGGACAATCAAGTTACGGCCTTCCATCGGTACGTTGTTGTCATCCATCTTCTGGATCATGTCACGGAAGAAAGCATCCGTAAACTCGTCACCAGCCACCAGAGTGTCATCAGTGTACTGAGTAGTAGTGCCGTTATCATTGAAGAAACAACCAGTGTGCTGGTAATCAGTAGCGGCTGGGCTAAATACAACAGCGCCACCGTCACCAAAACCAGTACCCGCTGCGTGAAGGTCGTTGTCAACCTGTACAGCCAGAGCATAACCAGCGTCTTCAGTGTAGAACTGACGCAGTGAGTTAAGAGCCTGCACTTCAACAATGTCTTCAATCAAACGCGAGTATTCAAAGTGACGGTTAATTGTCACCTGAAGCTCTGATTCGGTGTTTGCAATGATAGTTACCGCAGTGTCAGCCGCTTTAGCATTGGCATCACCACGAGTAGGCTTAGGGATATGAATAACGTCACCCTTCTTGCCAGTCATAGAAAGACGCTTGACAAGGGGAGCCATCTTCAAGTTTTTCTGATAAGAAGCAATAATCTCATCCGACCAAATTTCGGGGATGAAAGTACCTGCTTCTGTTAAGGCGGTAAAACCACCTGTTCCGGGATAAGTTGCTGTAGCCATGAGTTATCTCCTTAAAAGGCTATCGAACTCGACCCTCTGCGTATGCCTGTAAAATTTCGTCTGACAATGCGTTGTAACGCTCAGGGTCGGTTTTCATTAGTTTAATAATGTCAGCACGACGATAGACTTTTCTACGAGATCCTTCTGCTGTACCACGAGCGTTGCCTGTAGTTGCGGACTTTACGGCACTCTTACGGGCTGCTTTTTCAGCCTGAGCCGTCTGTTGAACCACTTGATTACGTTCTTTCCAAAGCGTAAAAAGTTCGTCAGCAGAATCATAATCGTAACCTTGGTCTGCTTCTACAAACAGTTTAGTTCTAACCTTTGATCCCTTGATCCACTCAGCAAAATTGTTGTCTTGCAAGATACTTTCCATATCAGGGTGTTTAGCCTTGAGTTGTGAAAGAGTAGCTTGTTGACGACTTTGTTGTGCGTAAGCCTCTGCTTCTTTGATCTTTGGGTGGTTATCAATAGCTCTGTTAACAGCAGTTTGAGGATCAATAAAAAAATCTGTATCATCTTGATTTTGCTGTTCTTCAGGTGCTGGTTGTGTTGTGAGTTCTGTCTGGATGTAGTTATCAACAACTTTACGTAACTCGCCTACTTCCGTACTCTGTTTACCAGAAAACTTTTCTAGTTCTTGGTGCATCTGTACGAGTTCTTCTACAGATTTACCTTGGTACTTTTCTGGAATATCAGGTTCTTGTACAGGTTGTTCCTCTTCTTGAGGAGTCTCTACGGTGTCCTGTGTTTCGAGTTGATCTGTTGTTTCTAGCTCCTCTTCTGGACGCTCATCAATAATTGTCGCTCTTGACATCACTAAAATTACCCCGCCTTTTTAGGTTATGGAGATTATTGTTGGGATTGACTCTCACGAGCTTCCCTTCCTCGTCGCCCAGCTTCTTCGTGTTCTCGTACCCACTTCATATGTCTTCCGGGGAAGTCACCAGTAGATCCGTCGAGAATGCACTGTGTTGCTGAAACGATTTTTGTAGCATTAGCACCACATCCGCACCTAGTGGTTGTGGTATCCTGATCTACAAATTTTTCGAATACGTGTCCGTTAGTACAACGGAAGTCAAATACTTTAATCATTATCTTTGTTAAGCTCTTCGTAATTAGCGTTTGTTGTAGACTCTAGATTTAAAATGTATGCTAAGACGTTTATTTGTCCTTTACGCATATACAAATCATTTGTGTCTTTAGTAGCTTCAACACTGTTAATCACTAAAGCATTCTGGTTTAATTCTTCAATTAGCTGTTTCCAACCATCAGTAGAAAACAGGGTGAAGTAATTGTCGTAATATTGCTGTGTTTCTTGATCCACTTGAGGCCTCTTAGGTTATCTCTGATTAACAAAATGTACTATGGTACACTGTATATTATATCATATATTGAATCAAAAGTCAAGCATTATTTTTTCTTTTTGGTAGTTTTTCTCCTTTTACCAGAGGCAGTTACGGCGTACTTAATGGCTTTTGGCCCTGTTTTTTTGCGTTTTGCTGCTTCTTTCTCTGATTTAGTCATCTTGGCGGCTACCGCTTTTGGCCTACAAGCCGGGTAAGGACGCTTAGACCCTTTGGCTTTTTTACGGCCACACTTCTTTCCGGTCTTTATGTCAACCCAATCTTCTTTGAACCATTTAGTTAAACCGCCTTTAGACTTAGGCATAAGTTCCACCACGTTTTTTGTATTCCCTGACTAGCCAAGCATTGGCATAGGCGCTGGGGTACACGTCAAACTTTTTCTTAGCTGCAGCCTTAACCCTAGAGTAAAGAGCTTTGTTCTTTACATTAGAGGGTATAGTGCTTTTCTTTTTCTTTGCTTTAGGTCTACTTTTTGCGCGTGGCATTTTTTCGTACCTTTCTTAGATCAGCGCCTGTAATTTTGTTTCTAGGCTTGGCTACTCTAGCGAGCTTTTTTTGTTTTGGACTATAGTTTTTCATCGGCATAATTATGATCTCTTAGGCTTCTTTACTTTTTTCTTTTTCGGGGGCTTGTGATATGGCATTTCTATCTCCTTACTTTTTGTGGGCTTTTTGGACTTCAAAGTTTGCAGACTTAGACGCGCCCTTGTGGGGCTTATATCCACCTGCAGGATCTTTCATCAACTTGTAACTATTACCGCTTTTCATCCAGTGGTAACCTTTTGGTGCTGAGACTTTCATAGCGTTTACCAGTTTTTGCAAGACCAGTATCTTGCGGTGAGTTTACTAGGCTTGTTAGTGTCACACTTGTGCCTAGCCCTAAATGACTTACGCCGCGCTGGTTGATCTTTTTTGATCTTCATTTTAGCGTCACCAAAGCGTATAGTCTTAGTCTTGTCGCCTTCCTTGGCTACCACTATAAATTTTTTGGTTGGGTGATTAGGGGTCCGTTTTGGTTTGTTGTACCCGCTTACTCCTGCTCGCTCCAGCTTTGGGTCTTTTTTCTTTGCCATTAACCGCGTCCTCCAGCTTGTCCATCCGCTCTTGTAAGACCGCTAACTGGTCCTTGAGGTCTTTGAATGCTTCGTTGATCTGCTTGAGCAGGCTGTTCATTTCTGTTTGTGTCATTAGCATTTGGAGTTTTGCCCTGTATCTCTAGTTCTTTGAGGTATCTGTCTGCAATTTTTAGTCGTCTGTCAAACTCTTTGTCGTCAGCGTCCCCTTCTTTGATGTTTTTAGTAACTGCATTAAGAACATCAATCTCTAGCTCTTGAGGCATAAGTTGAGTCTCGACGGCCAACTTCTGTGCTCTAGCCTGAGATTCTGCTGCTTGTCCATTAAGGGCTGCTGTCTGACTCTGCTGGAAACCAATCTGAGCTTGTTGCGCCATCATAGCCATCTGCTGAGCTTGCGGATTAGGCTGACCAGCTTGAGCCATTGCTGCGATAAGCTCTTCACGGTTAGACAGGTTCATGTTGTCAATAATACTTTGGATTAACACAGGGTACAGAGGGCTGTCTTGCTTCATCGTTTGCAGAAGCTGTACTAACTGAGTTACCTCGTACTCACGAGCAATAATCCCCAAAGTACTCGTAGCCATAAACTTATAGTCTGCTACCGGGTAGTTTTCAGGGTCAAACTGCATATATCTGTGTGCAGCTTTGGTTACAAACGGCAACAAGAACGACTGTTGAAAGTTGATTAGGGTGCGCTTGTGGCGTTTAATAATAGCCCCAAGAGACATAGAAATACCAGCGGCAGTAGCTTCACGATTAACACTGCCGGAAATTCCTGCTGAATCAACCGCTCCTGTAGCCTGCTGAACCATGTTTTGTAAGGCTTGAGCTTGTGCAAAGGTGATTTGTCCAACTTGTCCAAAATTAAACGGCTGTAGTACTTCACGAGGATCGCCGTTAGTTAAGATCATCTTGCCCGGACGCACTTCTGGTTTAGCGCCTCTAGGAAGCCGTGTAT